GAATTATTTGACTGGATAAAAAATAACCTTACGCCAGATCAGCTTATCCTGGAGTTCTACACTCCGGGTGAACCGAATAGCGGGTGGATTCATTGCAGCTGGATACCCGACCAGCCAAGAGCATCTTTTTTACACGCTTATAAATCAGAGGGTAAAACAAAATATAAACCTATATTAGGATCTGCCAAAGAAATAGTTTAATGAAACCTACTATTAATGCTTTATTTGCAGAACCCATCTGTTTATACGAAAAAGTTAATATGGACTATATTAACGATAAAATCTTACTACCAGAATTAAAAAAATTAGATTTGCATGGTCTTAGAAAAAAAGGAACTTTTTTATCAAATGATCAACACATTCTTAATAACATAGATTATGGAAATTTTGTAAAACAATCGTTTTGTGAATTAGCAAAAAAACATTTTGTTGAATTAGGTTATACCACAAACTTTAGAATAGGCACGTCATGGCTTGTACAAACAAATCCAAATGCAGAGGGAGAATTTCATTATCATTCTAACTATTGGTTTAGTGGTTGTTATTATCCTGATCAAGGTGTAGAGGAATTTACAATATATTTTAAAAGGCCGTATAATTTTCATATCACGCCAAAAATTGTAAAATATAATCCCTTTAACAGCTCTGAAGTTAAATTAATTTGTCAGCCAGGATCTTTAATACTTTTTCCTTCATATTTGCAACACAAAATAGGTACTAATAATACAGAGAAAAACAGATTAAGTTTAGCCTTTAATATTAATCCTTTTGGTCAAACTGGAGAGGGAGATTCAGAATACAATTTTAGTTAGGTCTAGAAGTTTTTAAGGGTTAATGATACAATTCTAGCATGGCTATAAAACACAGAATAAAATTTAAAGCTGCTATGGGAAGAGCAGCATTTAGTGAGACTACTTCAAAAGCTCCAGGAAAAGGTCAGAAGATGAAACAAGAACCTTATGTTGGTAGTTATATTAAATCAGAGATAGATGGCACTAAAATATCTAATAAAAGTTATGAAAAATATTATGGACCTATGTTAAAAGGATTTAAAAATGGCTAAAAAGAGAAACATCGTAGAGATTGCAGAAAGATTTGGTAATGAAAGAGCCCTAAGAGTATTTAGACAAAGAAGATTTAGAAATAAAAAAAGAGCTGAAGAAAGAAAAACAGGACAAAAAAGTTTTGGATTTAACAAAGGTGGATTAACAGATTATTATAAAGATTTATTATGACATTATCAGGATCAGTTACATTTAATTTAAGTATAGATGAAATCATAGATGAGGCGTATCAAAGATGTGGATTATCCACAAACGCAGGTTATGACTTAAAATCTGCAAGAAGAAGTTTAAATTTATTATTTGCTGAATGGGGTAATAGAGGAATTCATTTATGGAAAGTAGATTTACATGAAGCTTCACTTGTTAGTGGCCAAGCTGAATATAGTGTTTCATCTGATGTAAGTGATGTGCTAGAAGCTTTTATATCCTCAACAGCTGCGTCTGCTGACAACGCAAACACACAAGATGTATCTTTGACAAAAATAGATAGATCTGCCTATGCTGCATTACCAAATAAATTAGCCACAGGACAACCATCACAATATTATGTAGAAAGAGAAAGAACACCTAAAATTTATTTATATCAAGCACCTGATTTAAATACTTATACTACTTTAAAATATTATGTGATTAAAAGAATAGAAGATGCAGGTGCTTATACTAATAACGCTGATGTAGTTTACAGATTCTTACCATGCATGTGTGCAGGTCTTTCATATTACATAGCTATGAAAAAAGCACCACAAATGGTGCAACAAAATAAATTAATTTATGAAGATGAATTAAAAAGAGCTTTAGATGAAGATGGTCAAAGAGCTTCAACTTTCATAACACCACAATCTTTCTACCCACAAGGAATATAATGGCAAAGTACGCAACAGGAAAACATGCAAAAGCAGTTTCAGATAGATCTGGAATGGTTTTTCCATATATTGAAATGGTAAAAGAATGGAATGGTTCGCTTGTACATAATTCAGAATTTGAACCTAAACATCCTCAAATAAGAAGAAAACATGTAATAGCTGATGCTATAGCTTTACAAAATTCACGTAATATGAAATTTCAACAACCAACTGAAAAATTTCAAAATGATACAACTATATCTGATTCAGGTGGAGCATCTGTGGGGATTGCTAATTTAACTTTACCTGGTGATTTTGCTTTTAAAACTCAAGAGTTTGAGGTGACAAATAATGGTGTCACTACGACCATACACAGCATGGTTCCTGAAGATCCGTCTTTGCAAAATAGAAGAAGAGAATTAAGTTCAACAATAGGTTCTGTGGAGGTAAGTATTTCATAATGGCAATCACTCATACAGCTTTTTTAACACAAGTAAGAAATTACACAGAAGTGAGTAGCACTGTTTTATCAGATTCTTTAATACAAGAATTTATAAGAAATGTAGAATTAGATATAGCTGGTAAAGTAGATTATGACGATCTAAGAAAATATGCTACTTCTAATTTCACAGCAGGCAACAGAGCTGTATCAATGCCATCTGATGTTTTGATATTAAGATCAGTTGAACGTATAGATTCTAGTGGTAATAGAGAATTTTTAGAAAAAAGAGACACAAGTTTTATATCTGAGTTTAATGGTACAGGCACACAAGGCACACCAAAATATTATGCTAATTATGATGACTTTAATATAATTGTAGCACCTACACCTGCTGCTGCTGATACAATTCAAATAAACTACATTAAAGATCCACCAAATTTTACATCTACAAACAATACATTTATTTCTACATATCAAGAGTCGTTGCTTTTACATGGTGTTTTAGCTGAAGCTTTTCGATTTTTAAAAGGCCCCATGGATATGTACAACCTCTATGAAAAGAAGTACAATGAAGAGATACAGAATTTTGCTCTACAACAAATGGGCAGAAGAAGACGTGCGGAGTATGACGATGGAGTTCTAAGAGTAAAAATTCCAAGCCCTACTCCAAACACAACTTATTAAGGAGAAACCATTATGGCTATTACAACTAACGCAATATGTGATTCTTTTAAGAAAGAATTACTACAGGGTAAACATGATTTTGATACATCGTCTGATACGTATAAATTAGCGATGTTTACAAATTCTGCAACTTTAGGTAAGTCAACTACAAACTACACAACAGGTAATGAAGTTTCATCACCATCAGGATATACTGCTGGTGGAAAAGCTTTAGTAAACCAAGGTGTAAAAGTTTCATCATCAGTAGCAATTACTGATTTCGCTGACCTATCTTTTGTTGGTGTAACTCTAACAGCTAGAGGTGCACTAATATACAATACAACAACTGATGGTGGTTCAAACACCACAGATGCTGTAGCTGTGTTAGATTTTGGTGGAGACAAGACTGCAACTTCTGGAACATTTACAATTCAGTTTCCTGCATTCACTACATCTGCTGCGATCTTAAGATTAGCTTAATTTAAAGGAGGAGCCTAGTGGCTGATATTACTGTTATAGCTCAGTCACCAGGCTCTGAATATTGGGGTCAATCTACCTGGAGTTCAAATGATTGGGGTGGATCAGGTAATTCTTTAACTTCATCACAAGGCTCAGTAACAACAACTGCAAATGCAGATGTTTCTGTCACTGGTGTATCTTTATCTTCATCTATTGGAGAAGAAGTAGCAGGAATTTCTTTTTTATTTACTGCAACTGGAATATCGTCAACATTTAGTATAGGTAGTTCTACTATTGGTATTGGAGTTCCTGTAACTGGTATCTCTGCTACCTCAAGCATAGGATCAACTACTATAGATGAGTCAGAGCTAACTGGTGAAGGTTGGGGACGAAGAGCTTGGGGTAATTTAGCATGGGGTGAAGCTTTTTCAGTTGCTCCTACAGGTCAATCCATATCATCTTCAATAGGTACAGCCACTGCAAGTGCAGATTTCACAGCTGCAGTTTCAGGTGTACAGGCAAGTTTCACACTAGGTTCTTTTTCATTACAAATTGATCAAGACATAACTGTATTCGCTGCTGAGGATCAATTAGATTTTACAATAGGAACACTAGGATTTGATGCAGACGCTAATGTTTCTGTTACTAGCGCAGGTTCGTTAACAGGATCTATGGGAACTACTGTTGCAGGATTAAAGACACCAGTAGATGTTTCAGGCATTTCAGCTACATTTACTTTGGGATCTTTCTCATTAGTCCAATCTACAACAGAGTCTGTAACAGGTATATCTAGCACAATGTCGATAGGGTCTCCAGCTACTATACCTCAACAAATGATAGGAGTTAGTGGTCTACAAGCTACAGGTTCTGTGGGTTCAGTTACAGTTACAGGGATTGCTAATATTGATGTTACAGGCATACAAATGACTGCATCAGTAGGAAGCCCAGCAATAACGAGCTGGCAAGAAGTTGACCTTGGTGTATCAAATACATGGACTGAGGTTGATTTGGCAGCATGATTATTGTAATATAAACATACTTAAGGAGAAATTTTTATGGCATCAACATTTTCGAGTGATCTAAAACTAGAACTTATGGCTACTGGTGAAAATGCCGGTACATGGGGTGATAAAACAAATACAAATTTAAATTTAGTACAACAAGCAATAGCAGGTGTAGAATCAATAACACTTTCATCTGGAGGTACAGTTGCATTAGTAATGTCTGATGGTGCAATATCAAATGCAAGAAATTTAGTAATCAAATTTGCAACTGCTACAATTGCTGCAAGCACTGTTTGTACTGTTCCAGATTCAATAGAAAAATTTTATATATTTGATTGTAGCGGTTTAACTAATGCAAATAACCTTACTATCAAAACAGCATCAGGTACAGGTTTTTCCCCTACGACTGCAGGGGCTGCAAGTCCAAAAATATTTGCAGCATACTCTGACGGAACTAATCTAACTGAAATATCTTTAAATACTTTAGGGGGCACTATTGGAACAGCTCAAATAGAAGCGGATGCAGTTGATAACCCTCAGATAGCTGATGATGCTATTCAATCTGCACAAATTTCAAACAATGCTGTTTTAACAGCAAACATATCAAATAAAAACGTAACACAAGCTAAGATTGCAGATGATGCAGTTGGTCCAGATCAACTAGCAAATACTGCAGTGACTGCTGGATCTTATACAACAGCTGATATTACTGTTGATGCACAAGGTAGAATAACATCTGCAGCGTCAGGATCAGCAGGCGGTGGTGGTTTTACTTTAACAAAATGGGCACACGGACCAGCTTCAGGACAACATACTACTGGAGCTAATAGTTCGTCATACTCACTTTACATGTGGGGTGGCGGAGGAGGAGCCGGTGGTGGTCCATCGCCTACACCGCATCAAGGTCGAGGTGGCCCTGGTGGAACGGGAGGATTTGGTTTTTTCACTGGACCAATAGCTAGTAATTCACCATTTGCTTTTACTATAGGTGCGCGCGGAAACGGCGGTGCTCCTGGGTATGGAGGAGCAGCAGGAAATGCAGGAACAGCATCAACAATTTTTTCGCGAACGTGTAATGGCGGAGGCGGTGGAGGCGGAATCGGAAATCGATTTGGATTTGGTTCTGCTGGAGCAGCAGGAAATGCACCAGGTGCAAATATAACTTCACCTAGCAATATGTTAATTGATGACCAAACCCTTGGTGATGGTGGGGCACCTTCAGCAGGAAGTGGCGGCCCAGGTGGTCATGGTGCAATGATAATTTACGAGGCGTAATATGGGAACTTTAGTATTTGATAACCAAGAAAGATTAATTAAAATTGCTGCTAATGAAAGCGATTTAAATAGTCAAAATATAATTATTGCAGATTGCATTACTAATCAACCAAGTGATTCTGATTTTGAAAATGTTAGAACAAATCAATCAGAGGCTACAATGTCTGGTGGAGTGGTTTCTTTTACAAATCTTGATCAATTAGTTTTTGATCAACAATCAGTTTTAGATGATTATATACAACAAGTTATAACGGAAATAAATGATTTAGTAAAAAATGATCCATCTAATTCAATGGTCTCACAGGCTAATTCATATAAGTCTACACTTGAAGCATTTGATACTTCTACAATTACTTATCCTTTAAGTGGTTCTTGGGAAAAATATTGTTCAGATAATTCTATTACTTTTTTACATCCTTTACAAATTCCGTAATTAATGTATAAAAATTAGATGCCTACTCTTGATGAGTTAAACACCTTAAATCATTATATTAGAATTTACGATAACGCCATACCAGATTCTGTGCTCAAAAAATTTTTAAAAATTTGTGCACAATCTAAACATTTTAGCAACGCAAAAATCTATGGTGGGGAACCTCAATCTGTAGTAGATAAAAAAATTAGAGATACTGAGTATTGGTTACTTCAAAATGGTGAAGAAGAAAAATCTTTGACAAACGTTCATTGGTGTAATGTATTTGCTAATATGTTTAAATTTTTTATTGATAAATATATCAACGATACTCAAATACAAATGAGTGTAAAACTTCAAGAAATACAAGTATTAAAATATGGAAATAACGGGCATTACGATTTTCACATCGATCATGCAACTGCGTGCCCAAGAACTTTAAGTTGTATTTTTTTATTAAACGAAGATTATGAAGGAGGAGAATTAGTGTTTGGAACTCCTAATAAAGAAGGCACAAGTGTAGTTGAAAAAAAAGCAAATCGTGTATTAGTGTGGCCAAGTAATTTTTTATATCCACATGCGGTAAAATCTGTAACATCTGGAACAAGGTATTCAATGGTATCATGGGCATTATAGGAAAAGATTTTAAATATAAACTTGTTAAGAATTTTCTTACTCAAGATGAAAGAGATATACTAAATATATATTGTGAGATGAAACATCGGACTAATAGTGATAGTTTTGATAATCAACAAATGAAAGGCACTATGGATACTTATTTTTATGCTGATCCACTTGCAGAAACTATTTTGTTAAAAAAAATATCTTTAATGGAAAAAGAAACTGGTAAAAAATTATTACCAACATATTCTTTTTGGAGAATGTATACTAAATATTCTGAACTTAAAAAACATACAGACAGACCTTCATGTGAAATTAGTGCAACTGTAAATATAGGGAGTGATAAAACTCCGTGGCCTTTTTTTGCTGATGGACAACCACTACATTTAGAAGAAGGAGATGCTGTAATTTATTTAGGACAAGAAGTAGACCACTGGCGAGAAGAATTTGAGGGTGATTGGTATGCTCAATGTTTTCTTCATTATGTAGA